AGACTCAATAAATACGTTGGTCATAGGACTACCGTCGTCATCGTTGCCGGTTTCATGCTGGAACAAAAAGTGTGTAGAGTCGGATTTACCCGCAGCCCGTGGAAACGCCACAATACCCTCGTCTAACCACGCTGTGCGAGACAATTGACCAATGTTCCATGTCTGTTCCACATAGTTGTATACGACATATCGATCTATGACCGTCGCACCCTCTGAACAATAAAACCAACCCACCTCATCAAACTGTTTGTTTACGAAAGCAAAATATTGAAAAGCCTGTTTTTCGTTGATGTCGTCAAATACATAGGATTGGACGCTACAAGGCAACGGCGTCACGGACCCGTTGTAGTTATAAAAGCCTTTTTTGTCCATCCAAAACACGCCGCGAGGGGTATTCACCGCAGCGTTCGGCCCAATCAGACTGACGCCTTCGTTGACAAGATTCAAACCAAAAGTCAGAGGTGGCCCCACAAACTGCAGGCTGTATAACGCCACGTCAGTCCAAACTAAAGTCTCCTGTCTAGCACGGAGACCGCCAATAATCTCTGAACCTGCGGAGCAACGTAATGACCCGGCTGTAGTTGTGGCGGTCGGCTCCCATTCTGCGGCGTTTTCTTGGTCAGAAAATGCAATAAGTAACGGATCTATCGTCCCACTACGAGAACCCCCACTTATCGGGTCTGCTCCTAGCACCAAAACGTGACGATCAACGTCAGATACGATGACTTGTAAACCTTTGGTGGGTGCCAAATTTGCCCCCGCTAGGCTAGTCAAAGCAACCGCACGGGTGTTCAACCCGTTTGTTTTGTCCCAATAGTAGATACTGCCTGCTCGTGGATTTGAAATCAGATCCTCGCCAAAGTTGTCCATTGACCACAGTCGTAGCTGATTTGAGTCTCCAAGAGAGGTCGTGGAACCCCAAGTCCCAGCACTCCAAGCTCCTACACCCCAACCTGTGCCATCTACGAATACATCGAGGCCACTGTTGATCTGGTAAGTGCCAACTACAGACCCGCCACCATTTCCGGTGTCACTACTATTCGCCGTGACGGTAGCATCAGAGGTGTCTTTTGCAGTAATTGTAAAAGTGTTTGCAGTAGGCACTGTATCCACTTGATATTCTTGGTTTAATACCGCAGCAGTGATGTTGCCCCCTAGTGAAGAGGCCCCAGAAAACGTCACAAAATCCCCATTGACTGCGCCGTGGCCGGAATCTGTCACCGTGATTGTGCTTGATCCGTCGGTCGCGGCAAAAGTAACGTCGCCTGCGCTAGTGGTAGAACGAATAGGAGTTATGTCGTTGTAGGAGGTGCCTTCTTGTATGTAGAGCTTGAACCGTGTGCCGAGGCCCAAAAGCTTTGTGCCGTCCAGATCGACCCAGCCGTGTAGTTTACGACCGGTTCCCTCGTAAGAGGTTTCTATATATTTCGTCCAGCCACCTATTTTTTCTGGCAGACCTTTACGGAAACGAACAAGATTGCCATCAAACCAACCGCCTTCTGCCGTATATGCAGTGCCTTCTTTGTTGATTCCGGGGTTAAAGATAAATTTAGCTAGAGGCATCAGTACACCCAAAGAACTGGAGTCGTTGTCCGTATATCGACGTGGATAAAGTTCTTATCGACGCCCACCCCTGTAAAACCCATATCAAGAGCTTTTTCTACTAACAAACGCCGTTGTGCGCCCCCAACGACTTTGATGTCCGCAGCAATACCTTGTGCATGTTGTCCGGGTTTTTCTTTCCTTGCTTCGATACTGTGATTCGGAGATCTATAACCAGAAGTAACAATAAACGGAAACTCACAAACGTGCCGCAAACCGTCAAGACGTTCGATAAATTCTTCAGACATTTGGTTTTCTCCGGTTTCTTGACAATCAAAATCCTCTAGTTTGAAGTATCTGTAATTACTCATCTACTTACCTACACCTTTCACTCTTTCGAATGAACGAGCACCGCCAAGACCTAACATACCAAGGAGAAGAGGCATCATTACGCCGGCATCTGCCTGCGGTATGACAAGACCGAACCCTGCTGCAATCGGGGCCACAAGAAAGTTTACCATTAGACCCAGCACACAAGTATAGCCAGCCAACGGCCTCCAACTAGATTGGAACCAGTTGCCTCTAGCATCTAGTTTATTTATTTCGATCTGGCCTTTGGCTAGCTCTTGGGCATGTTTTTCTGCCATCGTGGCAATTTCGTGTGCTAAAGCAGCTTTTTGATCTTTGTCCTCAATGACTTTATCGAGAAGCTTGGTCGCTGGTTCTATCAAAGATCCAAGAATACTCATGCCCACACCTTGGTTTTTTTGCCACCGTAATATTCTACTGCATGACCTGTTTTGATCATAAGCTTGCAAATATCAATACCTGTCTCCGAATAGACGATACCGAGTATCCTGCCGAATTTACCTCGACCCATTGAAGCTATGGTGAACTTGTTGCGGCACTGTTGAGTAAGAAATTCTTTGGCGGCTAAACCAAGAACTTTTTCTGCTTTGTTGCGAGTTCTCGACTCTGGAGTGTCGATTCCATGCAGCCTAACTCTTTGATTTCTCAGCCAAACGTCAAAACCAAGATCGATATCAACGTCAATCGTGTCACCGTCTACGACTTTTACCAAAGTGCATTTGTAATTATAGACTTCTTTTTCTTTGGCCTTTGGCATTATGGCCTCTTGCTCATGTATGCAGTCGCGCCAAAGTATAAGCCAACGATAGAGGCTTGGCTAAGGAATAGCATGTCGCTTATGCTGGCTAGGGTGTCAAGGCGGTCACTTGGGACAAAAGGAGCAATAGGCAGAAGAGCGAAAAAACACATACTCCCAACAGCAACCCAGGCCATCTTTCTCTGACTGTCGGCTTTTTCTTCTTGGAGTTCAAGTTGTAACATCTCCTGGTGTCGGGATATTTCTTCGTCGGTCACTGTGCCGTCGCCGTCCACGTCGTATCCAGCGTAACGCGATTTTGGCTCAAGTTTTTTAGGACTCATTGTCCTTACCTGCGATATACCCAGCACATAGGCTTACTATGCCAATAATTGAGTGCTCTAACAAACGTATTACGCTGTCATCAGGCGGTCGGCTTTCAGAAATGGCGATATAAAAATCACCAATCACAATGATGCCCAGCAAGCACACCAAACCGATTACAAGTATCATCACCATCTTAGCTTTCATACCGTCACCAAAATGTGTTGACCCGTCACTTTTGGAGTTGTGTAACTAAGTTGACCTCCTTTATATGTGTAAACTTTCGCGTCGTATATTGTTGTGATGATCTCTTGTTTGGCGTTTGTCTCCCGGCCTTGCATACGCTCAGTATCGATTTTTTGAATCTGGTGTTTTGGAACTTGCTGCACAGCGTTCACACTGTTTGGGAAAGGCGGTATATCACTCATCCTCTTTCTTCCTTACAGGATCTCTAAATATGTATTTGCCTTTTCCAGCTTCTGCTGAAGGGATCAAACGCACCTCACAAAAACCATCGAACTTGTTGGTCTTACTGCGTAACCAGTTATGAGTATGAACGCTTTGATGAACCAGTGCATCACGATATTCAAGGCAGCTAGTAAGTTCTTGAAAATAAAGCTCTGTGCCAGTTGGCCTCCCACCCGGAGTCAACAGCACCAAAACGAATATCATGAGCGTCATAGTCGGCGTTTCTTTTTCAAGGCTTGGGTTCTTTCTGCTTGAGGGGCGACAAGCTCCCATGTCAAAACATCCACATCAACTTGGTGCGCTGTGCCTAACACTCTTGGCATTGAGTTTCTCACGTAGATCATCGCCCCGTAACCACACTGTTGATGGTTGAACCTTAACCATTCCATTGCGACTTGATGGCGTTTTGCCGGTGGGTTGACAAGCTTGAGCTTATTCCACTCTCTTAGGTCGCAAAAACGATCAGGGTTTTCGGGGTCGTAATCTAGTCTTACTGCTTCTGTAACATTATCTGAATCAACTGAGCCAGCTTCTCGTCCGTTGACTTCAACGTCTCCTGCTGTTGACTCAGACTGTCTACCACCGCTTTGATCTGCGTTTGATTGACTGCTGAAAGCTGCCCGTTGGCTACCGCTTTCTCCGCTGTCTCCTTTACCACCTGCTCGATTCTAGCCACCTCCGAACTGGTCGCTTGCGCCTGTGCTTGCATGGATCCCCATGCAATAGCTCCAGAAATAGCAGCAGCGGCTATGGGCAGTGCCCAGGTTGGTATTTTTACCGAAGTACCATCACTCATCAGTTTATCCTCCTAAGAATTGTGGAACCAACAAAGTTCCTATTATCAAGATTATCACACCCCACAACATTCTTTCTAATCGATCAAACCGCCTTGAACCGTCGGCTAGTCGCTCTTCGATCCTTTCGTAGCGCAAAGCACACTCGCGCTCATGGGCGTTAATCTCTTGCAAAGCTTTCTGCCCTTGCTCATCCATCTAGGATTTCTTCTTTGGGGGCGGGCTGTTTAGCTTTTCCTATATTCAAAGCTAAAGCTTCGAGGAATGGATAGACGTATCTCCCCATAAACTCGTCGTCTTTCGGTGTAGGGGTAGCCGCACATACCGCAGACGCAACCGTCACCACCGTAGTAGCAAGTGTGAGTATCTCCATCAAATCCATCATTGGACGATCTCTTTTTCTTCCTCAACAGCTTTGACGGAGTTTTTAAGATCCATTTCTCTTTTAGCAATCGCGAGTTGAAGGTCATGGGCATCCTCCTGCAAACCAGCTATCTGATTCATCGTGTTTTCAAATCTTGCCTTGAGATTCTGTAGCCTAGCAATCTGGCGATGCTCCTCTGGCTTGAGATCTTCTATCTTGTACTCTTCGCCAAATATGGTTACTACAGGTGTTTCTTCAGTGCTTTGTTCCGTCATCTGCTATTCTCCAAACATTTAAATTAGCTGCTACTGTTCTTCGCTCTCCATCCCCTTGGAATGGATACACCATGTGCTGTAACCAAGAAGGGAACATAAAAAACTTACCTACCTCTGGTTTCATAATCACCATCTGTGGTGGACGCAATCGCTCTGTATCCATCAACGACCCTTGCCCATAGCTAAATGTAATACATCCATCTGAATGACCACTAGAATTATACAAGCCATATTCGCTTGTACCAGAGGTCGGCTGATCTACTATCTGTTGTGGAACCTTAGTCCAGCACGTACAACTGATACCCATAAGAGTCTTGGTGCCATGATCGTGTATCGGGTTGTAATCACCGGCATAGCTATGTACTGACCACAGCTCGTCTGTCTCTACAACACGGTTTTCCTTAAAGGGGTTAACCGTAGAACCAGCAAAGCTCTTGACGTAATCAGCACCCATAATTTGTATAAGCTCATTGAACTTGCCAAGCTTCGGGTGGTTGTGATCCATTGTAAGCTGTTCGCCGTTACCGATCTGACCCACCAACGTACCAGCATGAGATACCCTGTCTTCTTGATTCAAAAGATTATCCAGGTACTCGTTCAGATCGTTGACCATCTCATCAGATAGTGTCGCCTCCATCAAAAAGACAGCTGGCAACGAGTGCATTTTATATTCTTGTCTGACTTCGGGCATTAGTGTCTCCTCACCACAAATGACTGAAAACTATTATCGGCAATATCACTAATACTACCAATAACAATTCTATCATCTATGCGCTCGGATCGTAGTCTTCTGCTTTCTTGATCGCAGCGTCAATTGCAGTAAAGTCTTCTGACCCCCAATCGCCTAACGCTTTCTGATAAGACATATATCCTGCACTACGCATGATCCGCTCTTTTTTTTCTTCTTTGCTCAAGTCGTTACCGAACTTGTTATCGTCATCAAGCACGTTGTCAATTACAGAAATACTTCCCGTCATTGCTGCGAAAGCTTGTGCTTTCTCTTCGTCTGTTCTAGCTTCTGCCATTTTCTATCCTCCTTATTTGAGTTTTTCTATTTCAGATTGAAGTGTAGTGATTTGTGCTGATAATTCTTGAACTGCTTTTACCAGTGGTATAACAAACATTTCACGAGATACTTGTTGCACTCCGTTTTCATCTTCTTTCCAACCAGAGAAGTCAGAAACGCCTGCCGTATCTAATGCAGCCTTTACCTCTTGTGCAATGAAGTTGTGCATAGTTGCTTCGGTGTTCATTTCGTTATCAGCAGGATCTTCTTTATAAAGATGTGCTAATTGGGAATCAGAAGGATCAAGTTCGTGACTTGCTTTCCAATTGTATTTCACCGTTCTAAGATCGTTTATAAACGAAAGACCAAGCGTTTGGTCTGTAATGTTTTTCTTGAGTCTTTCATCTGAAGAACGCGACCAATTAGCATCTGTATCAAAATCATTAGTGACCTTGTTACTAGGTTTGCCAAAAGAAAAATCATTTGCGGAAGCACCAATACCTTGACCGATAGCAATACCATGTTCTTGACCCACTGCATTTACATCAGAACCCGCCCCTATGCAGATATTGAAGTTGCCGGTTTGAATAGAGTCACCAGCAAGACCACCCAAAAGAGTGTTCTCAACTCCCGTAGTGACTGCAGTGCCAGCGTTGTAGCCAACGGCTGTGTTGTAGGTATTAGTTGCTGTTGTAAGGTTTTGATTTGCTAAAGTGCCATAACCGAAAGCAGTGCTATAAGCGCCTAAAGTGTCGGCAGTTAAAGCTCCTAAGCCCACCGCCGTATTTCGGTCAGCATCTTGCAGAGCGTCACCAGCAAGCCCTCCTATTAGAACGTTGCTTTGTCCCGTAGTAACTGAGGCACCCGCGTTATGTCCCACCGCAAGATTGTATGCTTGTGTGGAGGTAGCAAAGTTTTGGGTGCCTAAAGCACTATGACCTATTGCTAGTGACCTATCGCCTAAAGTATCGGCTGTTAAAGCAGCGTACCCAATCGCGACGTTGAAGTCAGAATCAGTAAGCGCGTCACCCGCAAAAGTGCCCATAAATACATTTTGGGCACCCGTGGTTATTGAACGACCAGCATTATATCCAACCGCTGTGTTAGCAGTGCTACCGTTTTGAGATAGCAAAGCAAGAGAGCCTATCGCGACGTTGCTTGAGCCGGTCGTTTCGGAGGTTAAAGTAGCATATCCAAAAGCCGCATTTTCAGCCCCAGTAGTCAAAGCATCACCAGACAACCCTCCCAGGAGGGTATTCTGATTTCCGGTAGTGATTGATTCACCCGCCGCATTGCCAACAGCAACATTGTACGAATTAGTAGCTGTTGTGAAGTTTTGATTCTGTAAAGCCGACTGCCCTATGGCAACATTTGAACTACCTTTTGTATCAGCACTAAGAGCAAGATATCCAATCACTGTATTAGAGTTAGCTGTGTCTAAGGCATCTCCTGCAAGACTTCCGATTATCGTATTTGATTGTCCCGTGGTGATTCCCCCACCTGCGTTATAGCCAACGGCAACGTTGTAAGATTCAGTAGCCGTTGTCTGATTCTGCAATTGTAGAGCAAAGGAACCAACCGCAACTGCTCTTTGCCCTCGAGTTTCCGCTGATAGAGCTGCGTACCCCACTGCTGTGTTATTATGTCCGTCTTCAATCGCATCCCCAGCTAACCCACCTATCAGAGTGCTGTTAATTGCCGTGGTGACTGACAATCCTGCGTTTTTACCGACAGCCACATTGTAAGCATTAGTAGCGGTGCTAAAGTTTTGATTGTTAAGAGCATTATTTCCAATAGCTACACTTAAACTACCCAAAGTGTCTGAGGTTAAAGCATAAGCACCAATAGCCACATTACCATCTGCATCAGTAAGTGCATCCCCTGCAAGACCGCCGATTAAAACATTTTCGGTTCCCGTAGTGACTGACGAAGCAGCACCATGACCTACTGCTGTATTAAGAGCATCGGTTGCTGTAGTAAAGTTTTGATCTTGTAACGCACCCAAACCAATCGCAACAGACTTAGATCCCAAAGTGTCGGTAGTTAAAGCGTTATAACCCACAACAACATTTCTTGT